TAATTTCAAGTTCTCATAATTTATAATTATAAATATTTATGCTGAACACATTTCACAAATTTCATCCTTTTCATCAACATCCTGTTTTTGTTCAGGTTCAATTGTAAATTGCTGAGCTTGATGCTTTGCCTTTCTTCTTAAGTAATATATACCAGTCTTCAATCCCTTCTTCCAAGAGTAAAAATGCATTGATGTAAGCGTGTTATATGTAGGGTCTTCAATCCACAAGTTTAAACTCTGACTTTGGCAAATAAACGCACCTCTATCAGCAGCCATATCAATTATATGTTTCATTGGAATTTCCCACACTATTTTGTATTTATTTCTCATATGTTCTGGTAATATAGTTAACTGTTGAACAGAACCCTTATTCGCAATAATATTATTCTTAATTTGTTCATTCCATAACCCCAAATTAATAAGATCTTTCATTAAATATTTATTTATAACGACAAATTCTCCTGCCAAAGTACGGCGACTATATAGATTGCTAGTAAATGGCTCAAAACATTCGTTAAACCCGAGAATTTGTGACGTTGACGCAGTTGGCATTGGAGCAACTAATAATGAATTTCTTATACCGTGTTCTCTAATTGATTCTTTCAATTTGACCCAGTCATATCTTTCTGATGGACACACATTCCACATATCAAACTGAAGAATACCTTGAGATACAGGAGAATTTTCAAAAGAACTATATGAACCTAAATGTGGATTGTTCAAAAAATTTGTTTTGTATCTTTCATTTTTAAAAATAACATCATAATCCCATTCATTTATCATCTCTAAAATATCAACATGTCTTAATCCTGGTTGTGATAGTAATTTTTTACGCTCAATTGATATTTCATTACTTCTCTCTAAAGATGCATGATAAATAGTCTCAAATATTAATTTATTTACTTCTTTAGCTTCTTCTGAATAAAATGGTAAATCTAATAAAACAAACACATCAGCTAAACCTTGAATACCAACGCCAATAGGTCTATGTCTCATATTGCTTCGTCTGGTTTTTTCAGTTGGATAGAAATTAATATCAATTACTTTGTTTAAATTATTAGTTATTATTTTAGTCACTTCGTGAAGTTTATCATAATCAAAAGTTTTAGTTTCTTGATTGACAAATGTTGGCAATCCAATTGACGCCAAATTACAGACTGCTGTTTCTTTATCGTCTGAGTATTCTAAAATTTCGGTACATTGTCCACTAATAATTCCATTAAATATGCCCATGTGTCGCTTTGGTTCTGTGAAACAATATGTATCATCAATGCGATTATTATTTTCTATTTTTAAAATCTTAATAAACTGACACGCGTTTCGCGCTGGTTTATTTCCAATAATTTTTAATCTTTTTGGTGAAAATCCCAATTGAACTAATTCATACAAATCGCAAGAAGTAACTAATAATCTATATATTGGTTTAACATCATAATATTTATGTCCTCCCTTTCCATCTGGTAAATAACTTTTTTCACGAGTTTGAGATAATCTAATTTTAGGATTTATACCACACGTTTGCAAAAACAATTTAATAGATTTTAAGAATTCATAATTGATAGAAGCAACTTGTAGTTGTTCATTATCTCCATTTCTAGATATAGTGCCATCAGCATCACAATAACCAGCAAACCAATCTAATTTATCTTTTATGTAGCAATTATGAGAAGGTATATTAAATTTTTCTTCAATATCTAATGGCAGTTGTAAAACTATTCGTCCATTGTTTTCAGAGAAAGTTCTATATTTCATATACTGAATTAATTCTTTTTTATCTCCGTATAAATAAGACATTGGTTTCTTACAATATGATTTTGCTTGACAACTCATAATTTCATGTAAATTTATATTATTGTTCAGCAAAAAATCATCTGTTTCAAAATCAATATGTCTTTTACAGAAAAAATGACCGTTAATTGCTTTAAATTTACATTCTTGTTCTGGATTGTCTGATATATTAGAATATGTACCGTCTCCACAAAAAAAACCATGAGTGTAAGGATATAAAAATTTGTCATTTCCATCTATAACAGGAAAGGAACATTTTATTAATTTATCGTCTGGTTTTAAATCTTTTGCTTCAACTTGTTTAATCGTTTTTTCAGAATAATTTTCTTGAATGTAAAACTTATGATATGGAGTACAAGTTAATTTAGAACCGTCATCTGTAAAAACGTCTATAAGTTCTTGGTCTTCACCTGTTTTTATTATTCTTACCTTTGAAAATTCTTCACCATTCCATACTTCAACTTCTTTACCGACAAGAGTTTGAATCTCTAGATGACCATTTAGTGTTAAAATATTTGTCTCAGGCGCAACACATAAGTTAGACGACTTTATAGTACCAAGATTTTTCTGATTTGATTTTGAATTAGCAGCATCTTTATATAAAAGATATGGTGTTCCAGTTTCCATTTGAGCATCTAAAATCTTAAACCATAAATCACGCGCATTTACAGTCTTTCTAGCCTTTCCCTCACTCTCATATTTTTTATATAGGTCAACAAAACCGTTACCATAAACATCAGCTAAACCAGGACATTCGTGAGGACAAAATAAAGACCACTTTCCATTATCTTTTACTCTCTCCATAAATAAATCAGAAATCCATAAAGCATAAAATAAATCACGTGCTTTCATCTCCTCGTCTCCATGGTTTTTTCTCAATTCCAAAAAGTCTTCAATATCGGCGTGCCATGGCTCTAAATAAATTGCAAATGAACCATTACGCTTATTGCCTCCTTGGTCAACATATCTTGCTGTATTATTAAACACTCGCAACATTGGTACTATTCCATTTGATGTTCCATTTGTTCCTAAAATATGTGTTCCTTTCGCACGAATATTGTGAATATGTAATCCCACACCTCCAGCCCATTTAGAAATATGAGCACAATCTTTTAATGTATTAAAAATTCCATCAATGCTATCATCTTCCATAGCAATTAAGTAGCACGAACTCATTTGTGGTCTAGGAGTTCCAGCATTAAATAATGTTGGCGTAGCATGTGTAAAATATTTTTGTGACATCAAATCATAAGTCTCTTTGACTAATTTTAGCGAATCTTGATTATCCATGTCTCCGTGAATTCCAATAGATACACGCATCCACATATGTTGTGGTCTCTCTACAATTTTATTACCTAATTTAAATAAATAGGCTCTTTCTAATGTTTTAAATCCAAAATAGTCAATAAGATAATCTCTATCATGTTCAATGATATTATTTAATACATTTTCATGTCTTTGAACAAACTCCCATAATGATTGAGATACTAATGGTCTGTTTAATCCTTGTATGTCTTTAAATTCGTATAAACACTTCATTACATTTGAAAAAATTGGGTCAGTATTCTTTTGATGGTTTGAAACAACAATACGACCTGCAAGGGTTGCATAATCAGGATGATTAGTTGCCATTACAGCACATTGCTCTGCAGCTAATTCATCTATCTTTGATGTTGGTATCTTATCATATAATTGGTCAATAACTTTCATAACTAATGATTGATAGTTAATATGAATATTTGCCTCTTGACCTAAATTTCTAATTCTATTTAAAATCTTATCAAACGTCAAGTCTTCAAGCTGTCCATTTCTCTTGATTACACGCATTTCAGTTGAACTCTCCATATATAAAATGTAATACGATATTTTTAAACCGATTTTTAATTAAATAAAAAAATTGATTTATAAAACTAATATAAAAATTATAGTATAATTACTATAATGTCGCTTAGTGTCTCACACGTTAATGCTCCTGAAAATTTTGAGTATTCTGTTCGAATGAGACTGAATGATTCGTTATTGAAATATATTGAAATATTTTATTTGCCAAATCATAGTAATATACTTGATTATGAGTATTATGCTTCTCCATTTACAGGATTTTATACTTGGGATGGAATTGATTGTTGGGTATATAATGAAGAAAAAGAAAAATTTATCACTTTATATTTTAAAGATAGAGTGAGTTTTAAATTGCTATTAAATATTTGTTTAGCAAATCAAAATGAAAAGGTTGAACAAATTAAAAATAAATTATATAGATGGAACAACACATCAAATGGATGGATTCTTACTGAGACATATTCATCTTTCCATGAGAAATATTTAATTGGATACACTGATTATTTTAAGTCAATTGAAAAAGATATTGATAGTCATAAAAAAAATACACGTTTATTGAAGCTTATTGGAGAATATAAAAGTTTGACATATTTGTTATATGGTGTTCCTGGAACAGGTAAGACAACTTTAATTAAGGCATTATCGTCTAAATATAATATGGATGTTTATGTTATTAATTCTATTCATGCAAAAAGCTCAAATCTCGGTCAGATGTTAAATCCTGGGAAGGGAAAGGATAAAAATGTTATCTTATTATTTGAAGATTTTGATAGATTTATTGAAAAGACTGAAAATAAAGAACTGATGGGAATTATTTTGAATGCACTAGATGGGTTTGATGATACAGATAATACTATTCGCTTCTTTACTGGTAATAATTGTGAAGTTATCTTTAATGAGAAAGCTTTGATTAACCGAGTTTGCGGAAAATATAAATTTGGATATCCTACAAGAGAGATGTTTAGAGCTAAGCTTATGAAACTTTTAATTATTTCAAAGTTAAATCAACATAATGAATTAAATGAAGCAGAAATTTGTAATGAATTTATGGATGAACTTTCTGAGAAAATGGATAGATTTTTAGATTTAGTTGTTGATAAAAATATAACATTAAGACCATTTACGTCTTATTGTATTAGATATTTATTTAATGAAAATTGTTTTAATGATATGACAGAAAATATTAAAGAGTTGATAGATAGTGTATAAAATTATAATATATATAATTTAAAAATATATAAATTATATATATGAATCAAATAATTTTTTTATTGATGTTAATAATATTAGCTATTGCATTACCTTTATTTTTAAGAAATATTGAGGGCTTTTCAAATTATAAATTAGACCAATCAGTAGGTAATTTTCCTGATGCTCAAACACAAGTTTTAGTTCAAGATACTTATCCGCCAATTGGCAAAAATCAACTATCTGACGAAACATCAAATGATATGTGGTGGCATTATCCAATTTTTACTTTAGGGTCATATAAACAAATTACTAACAATATAAGATATCCAAATAACCCTGATATAGGTCGTTGTACACCAGGTTCAATGTGTGGCGCGTTATATCATAAAAAATTCTTAGGTTCCAATTATGTTACACCTTTGCCTCCTGTAAATCCAACATGTGGAACAAGAGTAGGATATTTTACAACCGATGAACAATTAATAACAAGTTTACCATATAGAACTGATATGCAAAATATATTGTATTAATTTTCTGGATTATCTATCTGTTCAATTGTCAATTTTAATTACTTGTAAAAAGCATACTTCTTTACTATCAACATAAGGTTTATCTTTTTTTGTCCTCTTAACAGGTGCTCTATGTTCATAACCTGTAATTCGTTCTTTTTCAATTATCTTCCAAACTTTTTCTAACTGACCTACATTATTTTTAAACCAGTCCATGTTTCTTAAAACCAAAACACAGCTTAATTTTTCAAGTTTCCAATAAATAAATTTTATAAATGTGTATTTATATGGATGTGATTCAAATTTCTTAATAGTCATTTCTTCCCAATTTGATACATCTTCAGGTGTCCATATATTTAATGGCATATATTCATAATGTGGACTACCTTCTTTTGTATGAAAATAAATAATTATTCCTTTATAATTATCGTCTGCAGTTTTAACATAACTATTAAACTCAATACCTTTAAAAGTTGCTAAGGATGAGTCATTTTTATAACTTTCATAATCTGGATATTCAACAAATTTTGTTTCTAAAAAATCACATTGATCTAAATCACAAACTTCCATTTGAAGTTGCATTTGCACCCAATATTCTTTTTTTGGAATGCCGTTAATTTCACGATTAACGATATTTTTTATTTCTAACATGCGACCATATCTTCCAGTATTAGATTCTATAATTATTCCATCAGGTGATGCTCCAATAAAACTATATTTGGGATGTTGAATACAACCAAAGTCTTCCACTTTTGAATTATACATATGCTCATATATCATAACAGATAATGGTTCATATTTCTGACCCCAATGCAAAGTTGTATTAGTATTTACCATTTTAGAATCATCGTCATTTTCAATACTAAAATCTTTTAATGGATGACACTTCTCATAAATAACTTGATTTATGGTGCTTTGTGTTTCAAATACTTTCCATGCATTACTAGCAGTAATTAGGTTCCATCTAAATTTATACCATTCAGGTGTTCTCTGAACGGGTTGTGGTATTTCTCTCAACAATTGAATTTTATGTTCAATAGCATATATCTCTTCATTATTACTTTCTTCGTCGTCATTTTCATCTTCTTCGTCATCATCTTTAATATAGATTGAACGTTCTGGATGAAATGTTGTAATAAAAATATTAAATGCATCTTCCAAAAGGTCATTCATATCATCTTCAATAAATTCACTTTCCAAAATATGTTCTTCCATTTGGATGTAAAAAATTTCTTTAATTTCCTCAAGCAAAATCTCTTGAAAGTCTGGTTCAGAAATAGCAGTTGGGTTCTCGTCCATATATTCGTCCATTAAATGCAAAGCAGTCTCAAATAGTTCAATCGCGTGTTCTTCTGAAAAAATTGATGGTTCATCTTCAAATATTAATGTATCTAATATATCTTCTAATGGTTCTATTTCAAAAAGATAAGTAGTCATACTATATATTGTTTAAATGTGTTTAATATAAAATATATAAAATATATCAAATTAATAAAATTTATTTTTCTTCATCCTCTTCAGAATCAGTGTCATCTTTTTTTCTTATGGTTCCTTGGCTAGATTTTTTTGGTGCTAAAGACTTAAGCGTCGATACACGTTTATCAATATTTTTAAGAGTAAAATGTTTATTAGATTTAACGTAACAAAGAGCAGGAATTTGTTTAATAGTTCCTATTTCCTTATCATAAATAACATCTTTAACACGTTGAAATTTTTTCCTATCAAGACAATTCTTTAAAAAAATAGTTAATAAATTAGTTTCCTCTTCAGATAGTTTGTTTTCAGTTTTATATACCTCTACATAATCCTGAATTTTTATTGTTTTAATTGTTTTATTTAATTTGCACCATGGTTCTTTTACATTATTTTTTTTTTCGTGCTCAAGAAACTTGTCTAAATTGGATAAATCATGAGATGATTTCGTTTCAGGAATTTGCACACCATTTAGAAGCATAGTTTTATATTTAATATTCTTAAGTTCTGGACAATCGTTTTTTATAGTATCTGATGATTCTTCCATCTATATATTATTATATAAAGTTAAGTTTAACTCAATTTCGCAAAATATATATTTATAATTGTATATTTATATCAATTTAATATTAAATATTATAGCAGCAATAATATATGGAAGAAACTAAAAAAATAACACTAAATGTTCTAAATAAACGTGTAACCAGAACTTTTTTTCAAGACCATAAAGTAGAAAAATATAGAAAACGAGTTGCATCAGAAAATTGGACTTTTTCCCCAGATAATTTTTTATATGAGAAACAGATTAAAATGATTAAAAATATACATGCGAATAACTATAATTATATAGATGAAGTATCTAAAATTGCTCTTCAACAAATTAATAGAAAAATTTATAGTTATAAACAGCAAGATATAATTAAAAAACTTTTAAAAGAAGATGAGTTCATAAATTTACAATCAGTAATTAATAAAATGGTTGAATGTGAATTAAAATGTTATTATTGCTCAGAAATAATAAATGTTCTATATGATATTTCGAGAGAAATGAAACAATGGTCAGTTGACAGAATTAATAATGATAAGGGACATAATTTAAATAATTATTTTTTAGCCTGTTTAGAATGTAATTTGAAAAGACGAAGAATAAATGATGATAAATTTTTATTTACGAAAAAACTTAAATTAATTAAGAAAGAAGAGTTGGTTGAAAACAATAATTAATAATATTTAATAAATATATTATTAATATGGAACAGAAAACTGAGCTTAGTTGGAAATGGACAAATGGAGAACCATATGAAAGGTCTAGGCGAATGAAACATCAAATACAAATGGAAAATGAACAGTTTAAAAAAGAGATGGATAAATCTGCATATTCTTCATCATTACATCATGATGAAAATACATGGGATATTTTAAATCAATCATTATCATGTTCTGGTTTTAAAGTTTCAAATAAGAGAGAAGAACTTGGTAATAAATTGGCAAATCGTCAACATGTTCAGCAAATTGGTTTTAATCCATTTTTAGGCGAGACTAATTATATAAATGATATTTCTATACGAGACCAATTTTTAAAACCAATTAATACTACTCAAGATGAAACGAATGCACCTTTTAGTTAAATAATAACTTATGCTAATGATTTATTGCATATTGTGTATAATAATCTGTTAACAAAATAAGCAATAAACATATTAAATAGAATAATAACACCAGTTGATATTACTCTAAAATTCAATTTATTAAAATTTTGTAATACATAAATAATTTCACTACCCAATAATAATAATAATCCAATAAAAAATATTACTGAAATTATCAAAAAATATACACAAGCACTTTTATCTAAAGGACCAAAAAAAGACATAAAATCAGTCATTATATATTATATAAAGTTTTTAATAAATAAATATTATCTTAAATAAACAACTTAAATAAGTATTCAACAATCTTAAATAATGAGTGCATCAATTAATTATACTACGCAAAATGAATTATTATTAAATAATTTACTCGAATTTTACAAAAATGAAAATTATTTGTCAAGAATGCTAAAAATTATTACAGGTGAAGATAATATATCTCTTAGAATAGTAGACTGGTTTGTTACAAATTATGCCAAGAAAAACTACACTTTATATCAAATGATAAACCAATCTGGCGAAAATATTAGATTTAAAGTGTATTTTGATTATAAGTTAAAATTAAAAGCTTATAGCAAAAAAAGATTTGACCCGTTTTGTAGGTGGGATAGAATTAGTATTCCTTATAAAAATGGTACATTTATTGAAACCACTATTGGACAACTTAATTTTTTTAAATGGGCAATTGAAAATAATGTGATTGATTACATACAAGAAAATTATGAAACAATTGAAAAAGATATGAATAATAGAAATAGTACTTCAAAGAGAAAGGAAGGTTTGACTGATAACGCCAAGACACGAAAGAAGAGAGAAGAATTGTCAATATCCGCTACTAAAAGCATCAAGAAAGAAGATGTTAAAATTGTTGTCAAGTTTCATTAAAA